CCGAAAGGGCGATACTGGCGCAGGCATCGGAAGACCTGGCCGCCGTGCAGGCTGAAATAGTCACTGCTTCGGATGCCGACGTCGATTCCCTCGTGCGACGCGAAGTCTCGCTGAGGAACCTGATTGCGGCGCAGCAGTCGAGCGTGGCGGAATCGCAGGCGTATTCAGCGGCTCTTGCCGACCAGTCGGGAGCCATTGAAGCGGCGGCTGCCTCGGCGCAGTTTCTGGCCGCCCAGACCGAACGAAATCCGCTCCAGAGTCTGGTCGCCGATGCCGAAAGGCTGACGACGGCCCTTCAGGACGTCGCGGCCAGGGGATTCAATTCCCTGACCGACACGCTGGTTGAACTGGTCAGGACGGGCCGGGCGTCGTTTTCCGATCTGGCCAACTCGATCATCGCCGACCTGCTTCGGGTACTGATAAGGGCGCAGGTGGTACTGCCCCTAATCCAGTCCCTGTCGGGGATATTCCCCGGCTTTTTCGGCGGGGGATTTGGTGCCCCGGCATTTGCTTTTGGCCCCAGTTTCCACAGCGGGGGCATTGCCCCATACGCCCCGCAGCGGCAGCGTTCGCCGGGGTTGAGGTCGGACGAGATACTGGCCCGGTTGCAGAAGGGTGAGATTGTGCTTCCGAGGTGGCTGTCACGACAGGTTCAGGCCGGAGACTACCGGATGCTCGAAGCGTGGATAAGGCGGCTGCCGAAGTTTCACGAGGGTGGGGTGGCCGGAAGAGGGAGCAGCGGCAGTGGCGGCAGCGGTGGCGGCACCATCCGCGTCAACTGGGAGAATCGAGGACGGCGCGAACAGGAAGTGGTAACGGCAACGGCGCAGCAGTCGGGGCGCGATACCGTCATTAACATCATAAGCGACGACATTCGTCACGGGGGGCGCGTCGTCGGCGCGCTCCGATCAAGAAACATAACCATTTGACATGAGGATACTATCATGGGATTAAAGGCTGCCGGTGCCGACCGGCTTTTCAACGGCGGATTCCTGAACGGCAACCACTGGGCCGGACTGATCTACGACAACAGCGGAACCAAGACCGAAATCAGTGGCAATTCCTATGCCAGGGTAGCCCTGACGCTGGCCAGCTGGCAGCGGGACGGCAATACCCGAAGGTACGAGACCAACGGGGACATTATCTTCCCGGCTCCGACACCGCAGGCTTGGCCAGCGATTACGGACATCGGCCTGTGGTCCCAGGCAACGGGCGGCAATCCGTTTGCCACCGTTGACATTACCGATACGGCCGCACCCCAGATCGGTGCCCAGGTCCGGTGGGTGGATGAAATGGTCAAGTGGGGCGTGGACATGGGAGGCATCACGGCCGCCGGTTCGGTTGCCATGCTGACCGAGGGACTGGTAGGCGGCACGAGGGCCGTCAGTTTCCATTCGGCAGCGCCAAGCAGCACCAACCGACTTGGCAATTCCGTTTCCGTGACTAATACAGATTTCACTGCCGACAGTCCGACCAACGAGCGGAGGCTTCGGAACAATGCCCGAATTGCAACCAACGTCCTGACTTCGGACGTCGCCACGCCAACCCATGTTGCCCTGAGAAACGGAACGGCTGCCGATGCAACCATTCTGTGGACGGCCACTGCCGGAGGAAGCCCGAGCGACCCTGAAATTGGAGATTTACTGACAATTGCAGTCAACGCCATGATCTTTACATTCGGTGTGGATTCAGCCGCGATATAGGCAAAAGCATCATAACTTCGGCCATCCTGTCTGACGGGAGGATTGAGTCATGGCCCGCGTCCAGATAGACGCCAGCCGGAACGTTACTTTTTCGGGATTCAATTCAACCCCTCAGTATCGGGACTCTTTTTCAGGGACGGATGGATCGTACACTTCGTGGACGGATGTCCCCGACCCGAACAACTTCCGAACGCAACGGTTCGTCTGGTATCAGTTCCGCGATGGTCCGGACGGCACGCCCTTTCCCGATCCGGGATACCGCGAACAGAACCTAGGAGGTGATTTCAGGGACATTGTTCGGGTTGACATCGACGCCACTGGAGACTATGACCTTTCTTCTTCGGTTTCGGTAGCAACGCAGCAACTCGTTGATGTTCCAGCCGTTACTGAAGACTTCGACCTGTCTTCATCCGTAGCCGTTGCCACTTTCTCGCCACCCGATGTCGACGTCGATGCCACTGCTGATTACGACATCTCGTCTTCGGTTTCCGTCAGTGTTACGGAGCCGGGAAGCATCGACATCGGGGCCACGGAAGACCATGATCTTTCATCTTCCGTAGCCGTCACTACCACTCCGCCCCCCGGCGTCGACGTCGATGCCACCGCAGACTTCAACCTGTCTTCATCCGTATCCGTTACCATTGCCAGAGGACCGAGGGTTTTCTGGCAATACGATCTGCCTATTGAATGGTACGAGGTGTTCAGTTTCGGTTTCAGGTGGCACGTGCCCGATGAAACGCCGAACCTGCGCCCCAGAATTACCGACGGGCTGACGCCGGGCGCAGCCAGTGCAAGGTATTTCGAGAACCTGACGCTTCGGCGTGACCGTTTGGGATGGGTGCTCAACCTTGCTCCCGACAATACCTCTCCGTTCACGCAGGCGGACAATGCGCACCTGTCCGACATTTTTGAGGAAAGAGGCGTCCTGATACTGAAGGCCGGTGGCGCAACACTGAGAACGGAACTACAGGGCCGGGATACCGACGAGCCCTACCGGGTGGATTTCCCCGGCACCGGTGGAGACCCGCTCGTCCCCTCCAATGATGAAGGCCGGACGTACCGGGACTTCATTTCCCGTCTCCTGACGACCGACGGCAGTACGGGAGGCACGCTGTTTCTCTGGAACGGTCTGGGTGAAGACCCATCTGCCGTGCCCGACATTGTGGCCAATGCTGAATACGAACTGGAGTCGTCCGTATCGGTTTCCGTGCCGAAAAGTCCTTCAAGCATCGATGCATCCACCGACTACACCCTGTCTGCATCGGTTTCGGTTGGCGTTGAAGCAGCTCCGATTGAACTGCCCATCGACATTGAACTGACCAGGCAGGCCATCCTTTCCACGTCTTTCTCGACAATATGGATAGGGACGGTACTGGATCGCTACATCGTCGGATCATCGCAGTCTAGGATGATGCAGCTGACCTACACGGATGTGCTGGGAACCAGAACCCTGAGAATCGACGTCGGCGTGACTATTGATTCCGATGGCATTCCACGACCAGGAAGCACGCGATACGACCTGATCGGTTCGCTTGAAGAAGCGGCGCTCATTTTCCTGAGTTCCGACGAGGCCCACTCGACCGAAGGCGCTTCCGACTTCATCATTGCCGATACGGATACGGCGGAGCCCTACGAGTTTCAGGTTCCGCCTGCCCCGATGCTTTCCAGCGACATCCTTTCCGGAGACGTCATTCTCCGGTTTGAGGACCCGTTCGTAAAAGTTGAGGGAGACTTCGATTTCGACCTGACTTCTTCCGTAGCCGTCGTTACTGCAAAGGGTGCCAACATTGCCGAGGATACGGATTTTGACCTGACGGCTTCCGCAACTGTTGAAATCGTACCTAACGTGGACATAACGGCCACGGAGGAATACCCTTTTACTTCTGAGGTGACACTTGCCTCGGTTGAAGCAGTGGACATCAGCTTTACCGAAGACTACGTTTTCGTTCCGCTTTCCATTGCTGAAGCCAGACCGCCAGTCGCAGTCGAATCCAATGACCGCGTTCCAATAGACGTTGAAACTGAAGTACCGCTGTACGAACTAACGTCTTCCGTTGCCGTCCTGACCACTAGCGAAGTGGCCATGTCAGGAATGCTGGATGTGGAACTGGATTCATCCGTTGCCGTTTTCACCTTCAACGAACTTCGGCCACCGATAGCGATAGCGGGGCGGGATGAATACATTCCTTTATCGGAAGTTTCCGTAACCATCGAAGCCAACGCCCGCGTTCCCATTGACGTTGGCATTTCCGAAGACGTTGATCTTGATGCATCAGCCACCGTCGTCGTTTCAAAGGGCGCCAACATTGAACGGGACATCAATCTTGACCTGACTGCCGAAGCGACCGTCGTTACTGCAAAGGGAGCCAACATCGAAATTGATGAAGACATTCCCTTTTCTGCTTCGGCAATGGTTGCAGTGGATTCAAGCCTGCGTCCTCCGGTAAACATACGCCCTCGGACGCAGTTCTATTCACTGGGTTCTTTACCGGTTGCCGTCATTACCACGAAAGGTGTTTCCATTGGACCGGGAAGAACGTTTTACTCGCTTTCTTCATCCGTTACCGTTGTTGTTGCCACGCCGGAGCCGCTTGATCCTTCTCAAATTTCAGATTACGCATCAGCAGAAAAAAGAGGGTTAGCCAGAAATTCTGATGTTTATGCACTGGTTATAAGCCATCCTGACATTGATGATGACATTCGCATAGTGGCTGACAGTCAGGACATGACCATTGATGCAGAAACCTATACGGCACTGGCGTTCAGGGCCGTACCTCCATCATTCAAGGAAGGTGAAGTGCCAAGAGCCGCTCTTGAAATCGACAATGTTGGCAAGACCCTGATGGAATGGATTGAAAGAACAGGAGGAGGTCGGGGGGCAAAAATGATTGTCAGGCAGGTTGTCAGAGACCCAAGTCTAACAAGTCTTGGCTACGTCGTGTGGGAAATGCCCGCTCTGCCCGTTGGCGTGGCTCAAATAACGAATGAAAGCGTTCAGGTAACGCTGGCCTACCGCACGGGAAGGTCAAGACCGGGCATCAAGTGGAGACACGACCCTGCAACCAGTCCGGGACTTTACTGATGAGCCACTGGACTGAAAAATGGATTGGCTTGCCCTGGTCAAGGGACTGGGACTGCGCCGGTCTGGTAAGGGATGTGCAGCAGGATCGTTTCGGTCGTTCCCTTGAGTTGCCGGTCGGACTGGACTGGAAAAAAATGAACCAGAAGGACGTGATTGATATTTCCCGATCCTATGCCGTGCCGATTTCAAACCCGGAAGAAGGCGATGGCGTGCTCATGAAGATACAGGGGCGTCGTCATGATCTTGGCAGTCACATCGGCATCTACTGCAATGTTGACGGAAATGGGTGGATACTGCACAATGTAGAACGAATCGGGGTGCTGTTCACTCCGCTTGGACAGCTCAAGACGCTTTGTCTTGAGGCAACCGGATACTACCGATGGACATGAGGGTAAGAGACGCACCGGTCATTGACCTGCTTCCCCATCCGATTACGACGGAAGGAAGAAAAGTGGTCATGGCCGATCCGGGCATGACCATTCGGGATGTCATGGACCGGCACATGTCCTACGGCATGGATGCCATCGTGATTCACAATGGCATTAGGGTTGAACGCGAGCGTTGGGACGTCATTCGCCTACGTGAAGGAGACATACTGAATGCCAGAGTCATTCCGCACGGTGGCGGCGATGGCGGCTCGAATCCCCTAGCCGTAATTCTTTCCATTGCGGTAATCGTCGGGGCCCCGTTTCTGGCCGGAGCACTTGCCGGTCCGCTTGGCATTACCGGGGCAGCCGGTTTCGGCCTGCTCACGGCGGGCATCCAGCTGGCCGGACTGCTTATCGTCAATTCCCTTTTTCCTCCCCGACTTCCGGAATTGCCGAATGCGGCAGGGGCAGGTCAGGCTCCGCCCCAGTATTCACTTTCAGGTGGCGCAAACAGGGCAAGACCGGGGCAGTCACTGTCCCTCTTGTTCGGCGCCCACAGAATATTTCCGGACCTCGCTTCCCGGGAGTATACGGAATACGACGACAATTCCGACCAGTTCCTGAACCAGATTTTCGAGTTTCCCATAGGGGAACTTTCCATCGGTTCGTTAAGGCTTGCTGAAACGCTTCTTTCTTCATACGAATCCGTAGAAACCAACAGTTCCAGTCCATCAATGCTCGTGTCGGGAAACGTGGACACGATACAGGGCGGTGATTTTGGAGTTGTTTCAGGAGAAACATCGGAATTTACAAGAACCACTGCCGATAAAACTACATTCATAGCCGTTGATCTTGTGTCCATGCATTTTGAAGCAGAAGATGATGGTTCTCTTGCAGGCATGGAAAATCGGTTCAACATAGAATACAGATTGTCCGGAGGGGCATGGAGAACCCTTGTTAGCCCCGTCATTGCATCACCGGATGGCCCTGATTCCCGAAACGCAGTCAGGAGAAGCTACAAGTCTTCAAGACTGCCAGAAGGCGTTTATGATGTTCGTGTCCAATTTCTGAGTCAACGCCCCGAAGAAGAAGACACAACGAGAATCACCCAAAGAGCATCTGTTGTCGGAATCAGGGCATTTCAGGATGACAAGGCTGATTTCACGGGAAGAAATCCACTGGCAATAAGAATCAAGGCAACAGGACAGCTGTATGGAAGAATAGACAGGCTGAATGCAGACTGCGACATGCTGGTTTCAGACTGGAATGGATCGGACTGGAACAGTTTAAGGGCAACGTCAAATCCCGCATCAATTCTTTTGTGGTGGTTCCGGGGGTATTTCGTTGGCGGTATTTTGAGGGCCGGTTTCGGGCTTTCCGAATCGGAAATAGATTTTGAATCTCTTCAGGGATGGCACGCATTTTGCGAAACTGAAAACCTGGAATGCAATGTTCAGATTCTTGACGACCGGCACGAAGACGAGATTGCCATGCTGATTGCCCAGTGTGGATGGGCGCGCGTAGACATATCAACAGGGAAATACGGGGTTATATGGGAAAACGCAAATTCTCCCGCTACCGCAGTGATTACACCGGCCAACGTCATAACGGGAAGTTTGTCCATTGTCTACGACAATGAAAATCTCGCCGATGAGATTATCGTTACATATCTCGACAGGGATTCCGACTGGCAGCAGAACACGCTGCGAAGGCGCGTTCCCATTTCATTTACCGAAACTCCCGACAATACTGAATCCGGTGAATTTCCGGTAACCGTCAATCTTGAAGGTGTTACTTCCGGTGAACAGGCCGCAAAAGAATGCAACCGCATGGCGGCGGCCCAGTTCTATCACCAGAGACAGGTGTCATGGGAAATGGGAGATGAAGGGAAGGTTGTTTCCGTTGGAAATGTCGTTATCGTGTCTCACGGACTTGTCGGGTCAGGTCAGGGTGGCAGACTGCTTGGCATTTCTCAAGACCGCAGAACAGTCCGGCTTCCATTCAATGTAGACGATGATTCAGGCAGTGCATGGATATGGGAACTGGATGACAGTGTAACCAGATATGAATGGACCAGAACCAGTGCCAGAGAGATTAGACTTGATGCCGCAATACCGCAAATCGACATATTTTCCGAAAACGTAGAGAATGTTGAGGAACATCCATCCAGCTACCGCATTCACCTTTTTTCAGCTTCGGGGCCCTCATCGAAATTTCGTGTAACGGATACAGAGGCAACAGGACCGCACAGAGTAAAGATAACTGCAAGGGATGAAGTTGACGAATACTATGCATTCAGGACTTCCGACCTGAATTCAGCCCTGATTCCGATTGGCGGTCCGGTCAGACCGAGACCCAATGGATTCGTCGTTTCCGTAACGGACTTTGGCACAAGATACTTTTCATGGAGTGAGCCTGACGTCAAGCCGGTGGGTTATGAAATCAGGTATGGGGCTACAAGGGACTGGTCTTTAATGCTGCCCATTCATGAAGGGCTTCTTCCGGGAAGTCCTTATGAGGCAGAAGACAGACCCCCTGAAGGAGACTGGATTTTCGGCATTGTTGCCGTTTACGAGGATGGTCTCAGGTCTTCTCCGGTTTATGCAAGGGCAAACCTTAGAAGTCCCGGAAGAGTTACCCGTTTTCGGGAAATTGAAATCTACCGGGTTCTTTCCGTTACAGCTGACAGACCGGAAAGACCGGAAGCAGAAGGCAGTTATGACTTTGAAACCAACGTACTCACGCCGCCTGAAAACTGGCTGGCAGGTCCCGAGTTTCCGTCATTTACAGCAACTCAGGTCGTGTACGCATGTACCACTACCGCAGATTCTTCAAATGGATTGATATGGAGAGCCGATGCAGACGACTGGATAGGCCCCTACGTTGTTGGAGACAGCGATGACCTGAACATCATATACAGGAGAAGCGATTCACTGCCGCTTACGCCGGTGCCAAGCGCGGAAATACCGGCTGGCTGGCATGACCGAATTTCACAGGTTCCGGGAGGTCAGGGGCTGATATACATCAGTATTGGAAGAAGGGAAAGGGGAAGCAAGATATACACGTGGCAGCAGCCAACTCAGCTTGAAGGCCAGGACGGAACGGTTCGGGAATTCATATTTACCCTTAGCGACAACATAGACCTTCCTGAAAGCAGATGGCCGGACAACGCGTGGACGTACAACAATCCAGAAACAAGAGGCGGACAGACATGGGCCAGCAGTGCCTTGAGCGTTACCGAAGACATGCGGTATCTCTACCAGACGTCGAGAACTGTTCCGGCCACCGTTTCAGATGGAGACGAGGTATCTTCGGTATGGCTGAATCCCGTAGTAGTCGGTGTTTTCGGCCCTGATGGAGTGCAGGGAGTTGATGGCGTAGACGGTGAAGGAATTGAATACGTCTTTGCAAGAACAGCCAGAATTGTTTCTGCAATACCCGCCAATCAGCTTCCGTCAAACAACTGGGCTTACGACAGTCCGCAAAGAGTGGGTGGCCTGACTTGGACGGATGGAGGACAGACGGTTACGGCGGACATTCCACTTCTGTGGCGTTCCGAAAGAAAGGTTCCGGGAAGTCCTGCCAAGGGAACCGCCAGAGAAGAAACATGGGGAGACTGGAGCACCCCCGTCATTGTTTCAACCTATGGACCTGATGGGGCTGACGGAACAGACGGCAACGGCGTTGAATACGTTTTTGCAAGAACCGCTGATCCGACCGTATCGGCCAGCCAGAGACCGTCAAACACATGGGCTTATGACCGACCGGGAACTTCAGGCGGACTGACGTGGACGGATGGTGCGCCTGCACTTTCAGAATCCCTGCAATATCTCTGGCGGTCGGAAAGGCGGGTGCCGGGAAGTCCGGCCGTCGGCACTGCAAGAGGTGAAAGCTGGGGCAACTGGAAAATGCCGGTCATTGTCGGCAGGTACGCAACTGATGGACTTCCGGGTCAGGAAGGCGCACCCGGTCAGGAAGGCCCCCCCGGGGGAGATGGGGATGACGGTCAAGGCATAGAATTCATATTCTCGAAAACAACGGGCGCGACGCCTTCCAGTCCGTCAAACCTGTGGGGGTTTGACCAGCCCGTTTCACCGTGGTTCGATGCGGCGCCCAACCTTGATGCGGGAGACGTCCTGTGGATGTCTCAAAGAAGAACTCAAGGCGTTCCGAAAGTTGGTGATGCCGTTTCCGCTTCATGGAGTTCGCCCAGAAGAATATCCAGAGCGGGAGTTGATGGAGAACCAGGCGATCCCGCAGAAAGACGCGGAGCGGCCATATTCAGACTCAGACTGAATGCGGCGCAGACCACGATATGGAACAACTCGAACATCAACCAGGGCTCGACGATCACCAATGCCACGATCAACGGACTTCTCAACGCCATTGCATCGGAAGGTGGCGGACCGTTGAACAACGACTGGGTTCAGGTTACGGGAACTGCGGATTTTGGAAATCCGGTATGGGTCACCTACGATGAAGACAATACGAGGTGGGTTGCTTCAAACTATGATTTTCTAGCCGTCCCCAGCATTCAGGCAATTGACATTTCGGCCATAACCGGAGATTTCGGAGACATCAAGGTAACGGGCGTGCTATCGGCAAGTCACATTGATGCAAATGTCAGAAATACAGTCGTGCTGTTTTCCAGCAGAACCGGATTATCAATAACGAGTCAATTCCAGTCCGTTACAATTGAAAATTATGATCCCAAGGATTTCAGCCAACTGCTCTTTACGTTCTACACCGGAACCGAATCGGACGGATATACTACGGGAAGCATCCCCGGATTTGCAATTCCAAGCTCAGGAACAACCGGAAAGTTCTGGTGTGCGCCCTACGTAAACAGGAGTGGTGCCGATGATTTTCCAAAGTTTGCCGTAACGTCGATAGGACGGGGAGATTTGTCAATTTCAACTGTTGACGGGGCAAGAGCAAGAGTAAACACACTGTACAGTATTGTCGGATTTGTAAATCCGGGAAGTGGGGGTTCTTTTGTTCCGCCTACTACACCTACTACGCCGTCCACACCGGTAAGTGGCCGGCGACAGTTTGGTTCCGGGAATTCAACCTGGGTTGTTCCTGAAGGAGTAACTCACGTTTCCTACAACATAAAAGGGGGCAGTAGCGTAACAGGTCTTGACAATCAAAGAAGTCTATTTGAATGCCGGGGAGGGCCATCGTCATTCGGATCAGTAAGTTCAGGAACAGGCCGGTTGCGCGTCAGGCCAGGAGAAACAATCAATGTTAGGGTTGGTCTGGACGGATATATTGTAAACTCAAACGATGGTATATGCGGCACGAGAGTGGGAGGCGCCTACGTCAACATAAACTATGGCTCAACCGAACAGCCTATTCCCGGTGATCCAAGCACACCCACAACCCCCAGCACTCGTCGGCGCGTGTTCTACCGCAGGGGAACAAGCGCACCGTCTGCTCCGACAAGCAATGCGTTCAGTGCCTACAGCTCGCTTTCAGGCTGGAGCACTTCCAACCCTGGAGCTACCGCAACCCAGGACGTGTACTCGGTAACGCTCACGCAGTCGTTCAGTAGTCAAACACAGAGTAGCAGCACGTTTACGGGCAATACGTGGAGCAGCGTCTCGCGGACAGAGGCAAGGACGGGTACAGCGGCTCCGACAAGTGCCCCAACAGGAATTGGAGCATCGGGAACAACGCTTTCATGGAATTCCGTAACCAATGCAACCAGCTATGATATTTTCTGGGGACTTACCCCAACATCTAGAGCTCCAGTTGCCGGCACTGCCGCTGACTTCACGTCTACGACCACCAGCGTCACGAATTCAAACATTCAGACCGGACGCAGTTTCTGGGTCAGGGCCAGAAACAGCACAGGGGCGGGTCCGTGGTCGAGCAGATACGTCTATACGGCTTCTGCTCCGGCCACGCCGGGAACGCCAACGCTGACCGGTCGTACTGCGAGCAGTCTTACTTTTTCCGTTACTCCGGTGCCCGGAGCAACAGGCTACCGGTGGCGAATATCATCAAATGCCACCGTCAGTAACGCGGATACATTAAGGGAAACAACCGGTCCAAGCATAACCATATCGGGATTGAGCGCCGGAACGCAACGATGGGTTGACGTGCGGGCGGAAAACTCTGCCGGGAACAGTTCGTATTCCGCGGATGCAACCGGAACAACTACAGCCTCTTCGCCCACGCCCAGCACCCGCCAGCGCACGTTCTACCGCAGGGGAACAAGCGCACCGTCTGCTCCGACAAGCAATGCTTTCAGTGCCTACACTTCGCTTTCAGGATGGGTTACAACCAATCTGGGTGCAACGGCCACGTTGAACGTGTACTCGGTAACGCTCACGCAGTCGTTCAGCAGTCAAACGCAGAACAGCAGCACGTTTACCGGGAATACGTGGAGTGCCGTCACGCTGGCAGAAGCAAGGACGGGTACATCAGTACCCCGCCTGACCGGAGTTTTTCTTGCAGCCAATGGAGCTGTAGTTTCAACAAACACGACAGATAACTACTATGCCACGTTCCAGTACGACGACAATGCGTCATTTTCTTCTCCAGTAACGGTTTACGACACGTCTCTGGGCCAAGCCCATCAGATTGGATTATTCTTGCCCCAATCAGCCAGAACAGGAACGGTATACGTCAGGGGAAGGCTTACCACTGCGGCCAATGACGGCGGCACGCAGGGGGCATGGTCTGCGACGTATAGCAGGAATTTTGGATTGGGTCCGGTAACGGAAGTTCCAAGAGTAGGCAGTGAATTTTGGAGCACTAGTAGTGGCACTCCTGGGGAATTTGTTTTTGCAAGATCACCAGATGTGTCAAGCGGTACAGAACCCTATGCATCACAATATGGAATTGAATTCCAGTTTGATGCAACCGGTTTCAGTAAATCCAATGTTACAGATAATAGTCTTTTATACTCAACTGGCAGTTATTTTGGGAATACATACATAACTGCTGCTGACGGGGCAGAAGTTGGAGACACGTTTCGCTATCGTGCCAGGTTTGTCCGAAAATCAGACAATGCAACGGGGCCATGGAGTTCATATACCTCACGCTTTACTTATGGACCATGACCACCAACCCCCGTTCGTCATGGAAGTACCAGAAGGCCAGAAGGCGGTATCTGGCGTCCAATCCGCTGTGCGTGGAATGCAGGAAGAACGGATACATCATGACGGCCGAGGAAGTCGATCACGTCGTGCCCCTTCATCTTGGCGGGGACCTGTGGCAGTCGAACTGGCAGGGACTGTGCCGGGAGTGCCACCGGGAAAAGTCCATGAGGGAAAATCCGGTCTACGGCGAGCAGTCGAAAAGGAAGAGGGGGCTGGAGTGGCTGAAGCAGCTGCACCCGGAAGTTGATCTTGGCTGAAAAAGGGTTATAATCCGGTTAGATCGGGTTTTCGTCATTGCCCGATCCTCAACCCCCGGCACCGGAACGCAAAAAAAGCCGTAAAACTATTGTTCCGGCGTCGGGGGTTTTCTGTTTTTTGCCCTTCATGTTTGTGGTATGCTTTTTTGCCATGAAGAAGACCGAAGCAAAAAAAGGCAGTCCGGCCCGTCTTCCGAAGGTTGTGAAGCCCCCCTACGATCCCGAAAAGATTGCGAGGGAAATCGAGCAGTTGAAGGTTACTCAGGGTCCGCTGACCGGGAAGAACATGACCGTACTGGAGTGGGAGCACCGCGTACTGGAAGCCCTTGCCACGCACCGCAAGGTAGCTCAGACGCTTCCGAGGGGCAACGGCAAGACGGCCTTTGCCTCGGCGATTGCCACCTGCGCCATCACGCCCGGTGGTTCGCTGTTCCGTCCCCGGGGATCGGTGGTTATCGTCGCATCCAGCATGAAGCAGGGGCGCATATCCTTTGACCACGTGCTGCACTTCATGAAGGACATCATCTACCAGGACGGTGAGTTCGTCGGTTCCAGAAAGACCAGCAGGGACTGGCGCGTATCCGACAATCCGCAAATCATGAAACTGGCGCACCTGCCGTCGGGCACAACGCTGGAAGTGGCGGGATCGGACTCGAAGCGGCTGCACGGCCAGGCCCCGTCGCTGGTACTCATGGACGAACCGGCCAAGTACGTCGGCACCGACAACGGAGCGTCGATGTACACGGCACTCAGCACCGCAATGGGCAAGCAGGCCAACCCCCGAATGCTGATGATAGGCACCCGACCGACCGGGATCGGGCACTGGTTCCACAAGCAGTTGTACTCCCCGCCGGAAAATACCTTCCCCATCATCTATGCGGTGGACGAGAAGGACGTCGAGGAACTGGGGCTGTTTTCCGATGAGATAATGGAGCGTGCCAATCCTTCATGGAACGAACTCGAATCGCTGCGCGAGGAAGTCCGCTCGCAGGCCGCCGACGCCAAGACCAGTCCGCAGTCTCTTGGAGACTACCGGGCACTCTGCCTCAACATGGGAACACACGAGGGCGAGGACGTCGAGGACGTCATTGACACGGGAGAATGGGCCATGCTGTGCAAGAATCCCGTGCCGCCACCCGAAGGGCCGGTTGCCGTCGGCATTGACCTTGGCGGCGGAAACTCCATGACGGCCCTTGCCCTGTACTGGCCCGCTACCGGAAGGCTCATGGCGTGGGGATGCTATCCCGAAAACCCCGACATGGAAAAGCGGGGGGTGAAGGACGGGTGCGGCAACGCCTACACGGAAATGGTGGACCAGGGCACGCTGCTGCTGCGGGGGGTGAAGACCCCCGACAACGGGGCATTTCTAAGGGAACTGCTTGAAGAGTTTGCCGACCAGAACAACCATGAATGGCTTGGGGTGGCGGGAGACCGCTACAAGATTTCCGAACTGAAGCAGTGCCTCTATGATGTTTTCGTTACCGAAGAGGGGTTTTTGCCGTTCGACACCGATGAACTGATTGAAGACCGGGCGGTTGGCGGTGGATCACACGGGTGGTCCGATCTCGAATCGTTTCGCAAGGCCGTGTACGACGAGCACCTGCGCCCCGGCATCAACCTGGCACTGGACTTTGCCATCAGCCAGGCGATCTGCAAGCGCGATACCAACGGCAATGCCAAACTGGACAAGTCCCACCAGAAAGGGCGAATCGATGTATTGCAGGCGGTCATTCACGCCGTCGGCGTCGGGGAGCGGTGGAGAAATCCGGTGGATGCAGAAGTTGAAGTGACTGCCGAACACTACGTCCTTGACTGGACGTAGACAATATTCTAAAATGCGTGATACTGGATTGACCTTCCCGCATCCAAATTAACCCAACAGCACTTTAGGGTTGAACCGCATGAGCGAGCATTATACAGCACACCGGGGCATCACCTATCGCCTTCTGCCCGGGTCAATTGAAAAAGCATCAATGCTCGCTGGACAAGCCGGGGCTTGTAGGTTTGTCTGGAACTATTTTCTGGCCAGAAACGGATATTTTTACAGAAGCCACAGGTTTTGCCCTGAAATCTGTCCCAGGCCGTCCACGTCGTTTTTCTCTCTCGGAAAAGAATTTACCAATCTGCGGAAGGAAGTTGACTGGCTAAGAGATTACTCACACGATATTACAAAACACGCTCTTAAATACCAAGCCGATGCATGGAACAGGAAATTTGAGGGCGTAAGCGAGTTTCCAAAGTTCAAGTCGAAACACGGCAGCGATACTTCATTTACCATCCCTGCAAATGTCAAAACAAGGAACGAAAAAATATTCATTCCGAGAATCGGCTGGCTAAGAATCCGACGCAAGGGCGGCAATCCCTACCCTGACGGCAAGCCGGTATCGGCAACGGTCAGGCGGGTTGCCAGCAAGTGGTACGTATCGGTCAACTACGAGGTGCTGTTGCCAGAGTCAATCAACAACGGCATTGCCGCTGGCGTGGATCGCAACGTCCGCAACTGCGCAGTAGTGGATTTATCCGGTAACGAGCAAATACACTATTTACCCGATCTGTCCGTAAAGGAGGCCAGAAGGAAACGCTACCAGCGCAAGCTGGCAAGGCAGGTCAAGGGATCGGGCAGGCGATACAGAACCAAGCTCAAACTACAGAAAGTCAACCGCAACATAGCGAACATCCGCAGCAACTGGAACCATCAGACCAGTCGGAAGATTGCGGATCAGGCAAGCGTAGTGGTGCTTGAGGACTTGAATACGCAGGGCATGACCAAATCGGCGAAAGGTACAGTTGACAATCCTGGCAAGAACGTCAGGCAAAAGGCGGGCCTCAACCGGGAAATACTGAACACCGGCTGGCATCAGCTTGAAACCTATCTTGGCTACAAGACTGAAATAGTTCGAGTAAACCCGACATACACGTCGCAAAAATGCAGCGTGTGCGGTCATGTATCGAAAGAAAACAGAAAGTCGCAAACGGTGTTCAAGTGCGTGGCCTGTGGCCATGCCGAAAACGCGGACCTGAATGCGGCCCGCAACATATTGGCCTCGGAAACTGGGGCTTCTGCACGGGGAGGGGCGTTGCCGCTGGGCACCCCGCTGATCCGTGAAAATGCGTGTGCAAGCGTGGCTTGATGCGTGGAGTTTCTGCCGATGCCAGTCACACTCGAAGAAGTCCTTCCGCTCGATGACCTGAAAAGGGCCATAAGGGTAGACGGGGATTTTGACGATGCCCGGGTCACGATGGCCCGCGATGCAGCCGTCAGGTACTGCGAGGGCTTCTACGGTTTCCCCATCATCACCCGCACCGGTGAATACGAAGTCAACCGGCCCCGCAGGGCGGAAGACCCCGCATGGATTCCCGCAGCCCCCATATCGATAACCGAAGCCGTCAAATACTGGACCACTTCCGGCAAGCGTCGCGAAGAACCCAACGGCACCATTGCCGCCGCCGATCTGGGAAGGGTCAAGCAGTCCGGCTACAAGATGACGAAGGTCTGGCCGCCTGCAAACGGCTGGCCGGAAATGCTTCGGGTTCTTGAACAGGGGCGGAGGGCCTATTCGCCGATGGAGTTTACCGTTACCGAGGGCTATGACTCGGTTGCGGACATCCCCGACATCGAGGGCATTCGCGAAGCGATGATACTTCAGGCGCGCATCAACTACGATGGTCTCAACGATCCCATGCACATGGAGGCCGTCCGCAGAATGGCGGAGTTCTACCAGCACGGCAGTGTCAGGTACTAGCCATGAACCTGAATCCCTTCAAGTCCAGAACCACAAAACCCCTGTTTCGGATGCAGGGCGAGGGAGACAGCGGCGATTCAAGCAACTTCATTGGTGAACTGGCGGAACAGATTGCCTCGCAGTATCTGCGCGAAGGAGACATATCCGGCCCTTCCGGGTTCAGGGGATTCAGGGACAACGCCATCCGTTTCAGTCCCATCGTCAGGGCCACCACCGTCATTTCGTCGCTGGTTGCCCAGATGGTTGCGTCAATGTCGCTGTCGGTGCGCGACGGCATGGACAGAAAGGTGGAAAACGAGCGCACAAGGGCGTGCCTCCGACTGCTTCGCCACAGCCCCGACATGGGCATTACGCCCGGTCACATGTTCATCGAGGACGCCATGCAGGACTACCTGCTGGACGGCAATGCGCTGATAAGGGTGATGTACCGGGGCAATACGAGGGAACCCGAAAAACTGATTCGGTACGAGCCGGAGAAGGCGCACACGTCCGGCGATGAAATGGCCGCCGGTCCGCTCGTCTACTACGCCATTCCATCGCTGTCCTACGAGTCCGGCCAGGACATGATACCGGCAAGGGAAATGGCTCATGTGCGGTGGCCGTTCCTGTGGCGTTCCAGGGCAATGGCCGACCGCAACTGGTTTGCCCCTTCACCGGTTGCCCTGCTGCGCCGGGAGATCGTTACCGGCATTACAGCCGAGATGTACGCCCAGCTCCGGTTTCGCAAGGCTCCGCTGACGCAGCTGCTGGTCAACTACGAATACGACGCCAAGGCCAACCTCAAGGCCGATGCCAGGAAGCAGATACTCAGGCAACTGGCAAACATCATCGCCAACGAGGGAATGCTGCCGATATTCGGTGGGCGGAACACGCAGGAAGTATCGGCGTCGCCGGTACACGAGCACACCAACATGTCGCGCTCGTACCAGGTCGAGACCATTGCAAGGTTCTACGGTCTGCCCCTGCCGCTGCTGTCGGTGCCGGTTGGCCAGTGGAGCCGGGGGATCAACGAGCAGGTGATGAAGATGGCGTGGCGGACCTGCATTCAGCCGCACATGTCCAGACTGCTTTCCGCCCTGAAACTGAAAATGCTCATGCCCAACGAGATGTTCATCGTCGATCCCACTGAACTGGTCAGGGGGGATGCATCGGGAATATCCGAAATGATTACGGCCATGAACGGCGATGCGCAGAGAAACCCGATTGCATCCAGGGCCGAGATGCGCCGCATGGCGGGTCTTCCCAGCGAACCGGAAGAGGAAATCGAGGAAACATTGCAGCCCAAAACCGAAAGCGGTGAAATGACGGCAATGGATTCAAGCAGTTAGGTTCGGCTTATGCCGTTTATTCCCGGGGTAAAGTGGTCTTTCGGTAATCTTTCCCCGGGGAGCCTTCCCCGAAAAAAAAGAAAAAAATGCTTGACATGCGATTTCTCCCTTATTATTCTTTTAGGTGATAAGACCACTTTTTAACAAGATTACCTTGTTTAACTTATTATAGGTGAGTCTTATGCCCACAACAGTTGCCGCAAGGGAAGCCCTGAAAGGGCCGTCCTGTGTACCGCAGGACAGGGCTGAACTGGTAGCCGCATCCCATTATTCCATCCGCCCCGACGCTTTCGAGAAGTGGCGCAACCTGCGCAACCGGAAGGCGGCGTATCCATCCCCTGAAAACCGGGCCAGCCCCTCGCAGAAGTCTCCCGACAACGAGATTCTGATGTACGGACTGATTCTTCCCCATGAGGAAGTTACTTTCCTGAGAGACTGTTTCGGAGACGAAACCGCCATGAGCGGGAAGATGTTCCGCGAACAGATGGAAGCGATTGACGGCGACGTCCTGATCCGCATCAACTCCGGTGGCGGATGCGTTTACGAAGCATCGATAATGATGAATGCCATGAATGAAAGACGCGAGGCGGGCTATGCCGTCAACTGCGTCATTGACGGCATTGCGGCCTCCGCCGCCTCCCTGATTGCGGCCGTATGCGATGAAGTCAGCATTGCGGCACTGGGCTTCATCATGATCCACGAAGTAACCAGCAATGCCGTCGGCAATGCCGAAGACATGCGCACGATGGCCAAGATTATGGACAGCATGAACCAGACTGCCACCGAGCAGTACGCAAGGAAGACCGGCCTGGACAAGAAACAGCTGGCCAAAATGATGTCGGATGAAACCTACATTGATGCAAAACAGGCGCTGGAACAGAAATTCGTCAACGCCATTCTTGACGTCGATGAAGAAAACGATCAGGACATGGAAGAGGAAAAGGCCAGGATGGTCATGGAAAAACGAAACCGCAGGCTGGCGGGCATTCTCAATGCCATGCAGGTCGGACAGATTCACTAACGTACAAGCAACCAACCAGGTACAAGCAACTAAACAAATAGGAGTTAATCATGTCTCAAATTTATGATGGTCAGAAGCATGTTGCCCTGACCGCCGAAAAAGATCGTCTTGAAAAGGAAATCCACGATGTTTCCGTCAGGATGAACGAGGAACACGCCTCCGATGCATGGGAAGGTGAAGACGCTCCCGCAAAGATGGCCCGCTACAACGCGGACAATATCCGTCATGCGCAGCTGAGCCGTGAACTGGATGCCGTAAGCCGACAGGTCAACCACATGGAAGGCATCCGCCCGCTGTCGAAAGCCGAGCGGAACAACCCGATGCGCAACGTAACCTATCGCTGGTTCAAGGGTGGTGAAGCCCTGCTGGACGAAGGCGAAAGGCAGACGTTTACCGAGGCAACCACCCCCGAAGCAGAAAACATCATCAATGCGCTGGGTGGCAGCAAGAAGAACGGCGTCGAGGGATTCAACCCCTGGGCCATTGCAACCGAGGGTGGCACGGTGCCCATGCCCTCCCCCAGAATGGCGGCCGGTGATCCTTCCCGTTCGGACATCTCCACTGCCAACGATGGGACTGCTCTTGGATCGGCCGCGCCCGAAACCTGGGCAACCGGCGTCGTCGAGCACCTGAAGTATTTCGGTTCGGTGGCATCCAGCTGCCACAACTTCGATACGATGGACGGCAACGACTGGCATCAGAACACGCTTGACACTGCCGACGAGGAAGGCGGCACCATGCTCGACCAGTCCCAGACTGCGGGCACGGGTGTGCCTCCGACACAGCACGATACCATCGGCAATGCCGGAGACATCATCTTCAAGAGCATGTGGCGGCACTCCAACTTCATCGATGCCCGTCTTGAAACCCTGAACGACATCCACTTTGACGTGGCGGGAAGGATCATGCGGGAGATGAGCCGACGCATGGGAAGGGGCTGGAACAACACCTTTACGAAAGGCGTCACCAACGGAGCGCAGGGCATCGTCCCCAGTGCAACCGAAGTTGCCGGCGGAGGCAAGTCTGCCATTGCTTCGGACGGAGGCATTGACTACCAGAACCTGCTGGACATGGAATATTCCATTGACCTTGCCTACCTGACCGGAGACGAGGGGGGCATGGGCGCCTTCATGGATGCACACGGCGGCATGATCGGATGGATGATGAATCGAAACGTCGAGAAGAGCCTGCGCTTTGCAACGCTGATTGGAGCGCACGGATCAGCTCAGTCCGGTCTTCCGATCTGGGTGCCGGTGCCGACCGACGTCGGTGTAGCCACGCAGCGTCCGCCTGCACTTATTCTCGGCTGGCCCTACAGCATCAACCAGGCAATGGACGATGGCACGACTAATAACGACAAGCCGCTGCTGTTCGGAGCCTGCGGCCACTATGCCGTGCGAAACATCGGTGGTCCGACCTACTACCGTTTCTGGGATACCACGACTGCCAAGCGCATGGCCGTATCCTTCCTGGGCATGAGCCGAAGGGATGGACGGTGCAGAGGCCCCGGAACCATCAGCAACGGTGTCGCCAGTGCCTGTGAAGCGTATGCGGCACTCAAGGTTTCAACTGCTTCGTAGTAATGACAAGACTAATTAAAGTAGAAAGCCCCCAGTCAAAATATTTGACTGGGGAGTTTTTCCTAAACATAGAAAATGTTGTGGGTGCCTACGATGAAGGAGACTATACCGAAACTGATGAACATGGAAATGTTGTAAGCACAAAAAAACAATGTACTGTCTTTTACAACGGATTTAATGTAAGAATTTTTGGAACTGCCGCCAATTTTGCAAAAAGGGCAAACAAATCATGAGTAATTTTGTAAAAGTTGATGTTCTTCGCCTAAAAGACAACAATCATGTTAGACAAGTTGGTTTTATAAATGCTGACAACATTCTTCATTTTTACAATATTGAAGATTACGTTGAATATGATGGTCAAACCAATGAGGAAACATTTAGGTCAAAAAGATGTTTGGTTGTATATTTAAATAGTGGGATTCTCCAAAATCAAACTGGCTCCATTATTAACGTTTTAGAATCTGCATCCAGATTTATGAACAGGATAAGAAAACCATGAGAAAACACGATTTCGACAAGAACGATCCACTGGAAACGGTGTACATCACGCAGCACGGAGTGTTTGACACCATGTCGGGCACTCCGCTCCTGCGCGGACAGGAATACATGCTTCCCAGCAAGGCCGCAAAGGTGCGCTACCAGCGTGGCCATGCGAAACCGGCGGCCGAGGTATACCTTGAACGCATGAAGCAGTTCGGCGTATCGCACGTAACCATTCGTGGCAATGCAGAACCTTCCGTAAAGGAGGCCTGCATGAAACTTGGAATACAGCACGCAGTGGCTGAAAAAAGACCTGCAAGGCAAAGGCAGAAGGCAAAGACATAACGGCAGGTCAGCCATAGCCTGCCGCTGAACGACAGAATCCGGGAGTGGCACAAAATGGCAGAACAAGTTTTAACCGGCGAATGGACTGAACTTCCCGACACCGGAAGACGCGAGACCTTCGCGCTCCAGAACCTGGGTCGGTACAACATCCGTTTCGTTACCGCATCGGCGGCACCCGCTGCCGGAATTTCGGGCAAGGTTCTTTTCCCTCGCGGACACTATCTTTCGGTAGGTTCGGCCACGCCTGATTCCGGGGAAAGCATCTGGGCCATTGCCGAGGGTGGCGGGACTGATCCCGTGCAGAGCCTTCTGGAGTACAGCTGATGGGGCGCACCGTTGTAGGGCCGGGCGGCATTGGCGGGATCGGAGGATCAGGCATTGGCGCGTTCGGCGCCATACTGGAACAGGGCAAGGGTTCAATTGAGGCGGTTCTGGCCACGCCGTTCCGTACGGACATCAGCACCCGGCCCCGAACGGACCTTCTTCCTGACGGATATGAGAACTCCCTTGGTGGCGTGCTGGGAACCGACTACACGATCAATGCCGTCAATGTCAACAGAACCGGTGCGGCGAATCAGCCCGGGGCAGACAGTAACATCTCCGTTTTCACGTCCAACACGGTGCCTGGGAGCCCCGCAGGGACAGTTGAGTGGTTCCCTGGTCTGCGCCAACTCTTCATTTATGTCGGCGCAACCGGCACAGCGCTGGGTGGCACTAACTGGTCGTGGGATGTCAACGGAATTGCGACGGAAGGCACCCTCAAGCAGGCGGTGGCCGCCTCGGGCGCGCCGTTGCAAATCGACGACAGCGGAACAAATGTCGCCCTTCTGATCTACCCCGGCCAGACCATTAACTGGACTGGCGGTGCCGATGCCGAGGACGTGTTGCCCGATGCCACCCGGGGGCTGTTTGTCTATACGGATGAAACGACTCCGCAGTGGCAGTTGAAAGCGGTTGAGCGGCAGATTGCGGAAGCTGCGGTCCGTTCAGAATTGACCTATGTGGGCAGTGATGACGACAGTGCCTTGCGGGTCATTTTCGGAAACCCCGACCGTCCTGAAAGGGATGTCCAGAGAAATTCCCTGCCCCCGATCCGGTATGCCCAACCGGAAGACGTTGACGACTGGACCATCCGTCATGTTCAGGTGGCCGAATGGCGGGGCGTGAAGGCGCGATACTCGCCCAGAGACGGTGGGCCCATCTTTGAGGCCGTCTCCGCAGGTGTGGCGGGTAACAACATTGTCGTGGAGGCTCAGGCGGGTCAGGCCGGCGCCACGAGAAAGGACGCGTACACGGCGGGTGGAAATTTGCCGGATCAGGGCGGTGCGGCGGTGTTGCAGGGACTTCGGTCCGACGACAGTTTTTCCAGTAGCAGAAATTCACTGCAAATCTATCCGCCCTATGCCGGAGCTGAAAGCAATGGCGTGGAGATTCGGACGCTTCCGCTGACGATGGAAACTGTTACAGCGGTTAGAGCTACAGGTTCAGGGTCTCCTAATTCCAATGTGACCCTAACACTTACGGCAAAAGTAGCAGGGACTGATACTAATGGCTGGGATCTCCTTTTGGGTGAAAATAGTAGTATAGGGGGTGCTGGCAGTACATCTATTAACATTAACGATTCACTAAAAAGGGTTCAGCTTCTTTTTAGTCAGCGAGTTAGTGCTAATGCTATTGCCGCAGCATTAAATAATAACTCGAATGTACCATTTACGGCAACGGCTTCAGGGTCTGATGCGGGTACTGAGCTGGGAGCTTCAGGAGCTGGAAATTGGCTTTCAATCAATGGATTTACAGGGACAATTACTCTTTCAGGCGGTGTCGATGCCGTATCAGGCGACATCAAAGCCTTTGACGTTGCCTTCATGGGCAGCGACAGCAACCTTGCCAACAATCGTAACAACAAAATTCTCCTTCAAGCCGCCAATGCTGGTTCAGGTGGTGATGGCTTTGTTGTAGCATTCAGTGGTACGGACACAGGACAAGATCGTATAAGCGCATCCTATACCAGTGCTACCCGCCTAGCCGTTGTAATGAAGGGTGCTGCAACCAACCAACAAATTGTCAACGCCATCAATGCAGCTAGACGGCAGGGCAGTCAGCTCATTGAAGCTAGTCTGGCTGAAGGTGCTTCAGGTAGCGTTCAACATACTTTCAGTGCATCCAACCAGCCCCATACTCGGTCAACCACTCTTGGCCGCAACGGAAAAATTCTTTGGAAGCATACCAGTGAGGTGCTGGAACTCTATACCGATGGCACGATCACGGCAGTCGCCTTCCGGGACACCATCAGGGGCTCCGACTACCCGCTTCTGGCCGGAACCGATGACGACGCCGATTACTACACGCCTTCCGTCAACACGGATGGCAGAGCTGACCTGATTAACAGTGATGTAGATGCGGAAAACAATCCAGCTGCCGGCAACACGTCCGCAGACCGCATTCCGTCCGGGGTCACTCTTGTCTTCGCCAACGGCGTCAATTCCCGAAGCCGAACACCGCTGGGATTCAATACGTCCGCAGGTGGCGGAACGACGACCTACACGCTGATCGGTGTGCTTGCCGGCGATACCATTGCCGACTTGAGGAACGCCGTCAGCAGTATCTTCGGGGGCTCGCCCCTCATTGCCATCGCCAATCCTGCCGCCGAGGATTCGGATGCCATTGCGCTGACCATTCCAAGCACACCCGGAAACCGGATTTTCCGCGGCCAGCTTGCAGGTGGCCTTGATGCCAGTCCACGGCCCAACCCCGACATTACATCCTTTACCAGCGGAGACGGTCGGGTTCGGTATGAGGTGAGCTACATTGGCGACAACTTCCCCGAAGACACCCGAACCACTCTGGCAGAGTTTGACAGTGAGTGGCGCAGCCATCTCCCCGTCCAGTTCGTAACCGGGGATGACTTTGATTATGTCGTCAATGGCGATCAGAGTCTGGTTGCGACAACCCTCCCCACCCAGTTCAATTCGGGGAAGAACTACGTGCCGCCCAGCCCGGTCGAGTTCATTGTCCACGACGAAAATGCCGTGGACGCCCGCACCGTCGAAGTGCGCTACCATGAAGACTTCGACACGCTGGAAAACATCTACCAGAATTCACAGATTGATTCGTTCAACCCCGACGGGGTGAAGGTCTACGTCATTAGTGGAACGCAGCTTGAGGCGTTCCCGCCCGAACCGCCGTTTGAAAAGCCGATGGTGCCATCGGGAACCAGTGCGGAACTGGCTGACGAAATCCACGAGTTTGCATGGGCCGGTTCCACGACTCCCGTCAGCGATACAGACCTTGAATACCTGGAACACGACTACCTCATTTTCGAGGGGTGGATGGGTTCCAGTGCGACCGAAATGGACCACTTTACCACGTCGATTCGGCGCAGCCTGATTCCGGCATCGGGCGCCAACACCCATATCGGCACCTTTTCCGCAAGCGGTACGGACCGGGCCGCTTCGGCAGCCGTCACTCTGGACGCCGACGGCCAGTTGACCATCAACCCGCAGGGCAGCCGATCCAACAATGGTGAAATTCGCGTCTGGGGCAGCACCTCGCCGTCGGGTATCGGGCGTGGACCGCAGGGCACTCCGGGGCGCAACGTCAACACCGGCGGCGGACTGTCCACCGTCCAAACCGATGATACCCTGACCGGCGATGGTTCCAGCAGTGATCCGCTCAAGGTGGCCAACCCGTTTACCGCTGCCGACGAGACCAAGCTGGACGGCATCGAGGCCGGGGCAGAGGTCAACGTTCAGCCTGACTGGGATGCTACGGCAGGTGACGCCTTCATAAACAACAAGCCCACGATCCCCACCGTACCCGACAAGGCCAGCAACAGCGATGTGGACGGCGAAACCGATGACACCGACTACACCACCGTGGCCAAGGTGTTCCGGGCGATTGGCCGAAAGGTCAGGGATGCCTCCAAGACCGCACGGGGCATCATCGAGATTGCCTCCAACTCCGAACTGGACACCGGAACGGACGATGAACGAGCGGTGACGCCGCTTGGCGTAAACCGCATGGTCGAGCGTCTCGTGCCGTCATGGGCACGGCAGGCCAACGCCCCGTCGAGCGGAGACACCACCGTTACCAAGCTGTTTACCGATGTCGTGCTCCTTACAGGAGACCGAACGCTGACCTCGGCGGACGTCAACAAGCTGTTCTACAGTGAATTGGCCGTCAATCTTGCCGTTACCCTGCCTGACACGTCAAACTCCAGTGATGACGACATCCTCGGATTTGTCTCTGACGGTAGCGGAAACATCACCGTTGCTGGCCAAACCATTGCTCCCGGGCAGTCTCTTGCCTTCATCTACATTTCCGGCAGTGGCTGGGTCGTCTTTGCGGATGCCGGGCGGGGCGGCGGCGATGACAATGTGCAGCCAGACTGGGATCAGACGGATGACACTGCCGATGACTACATTGAAAACAAGCCGGACATCCCGGAAGTCATTGACGGTCTGAACCTGACGCTTGCAGGCACTACACTGACGCTCACGGCGGAACAGACGGGATCGGCATCGGACATCGTGGGCACGCTGGATGTGTCGAGTCTGGAAGAATATCGCGGAGAATGGAACACCCTTTCCGGGCAGACCATCCGCGTTGGCGACATCATTTCGCACAGCAACCGGTACTTCATCTCGCGCACGGAACATACCCGCCAGAACAACGGACCGGACACCGACAGCACCCGCTTTGCCCTGCTGACCAACTGGGGCGGCGCCTATGATGCCGAAGGCTACTACCATTCCGGCACCATCGTGCTGTACAACAGTCTGCTCTGGGCAAACGACAGCGATGTCCTGAACAGCGATCCCGACCCGGATGCCACCGCAAACACGAAATGGCACCGGCTGTCGCCCCTCACGGCTACCGAAATTCTTGCCGCAGTACCTGCCGCATCGACCACGACGGCCGGACTGATCGAGATTGCAACGAACACCGAGGGCGATACGGGTACGGACGGCGGCAGGGCCATGACCCCTGCCGGAGTGCGCCGCCAGACCGGGGCGCAGGTTAGTGCCGCCGAGCGTGCTGCAACCACCCCCGAAACCAGCGTCAGGCGTTTCAGCCCGGCGGACATCGTGGCCATGATTGGCAACCACGCCGCCACCGGTGGCCTCTCGACCTCCGAAGTGCTGGCCCTGTTCTCGACCTGGGCACGGGTTGCGGATACCAGCCGCATCCCGGCCAACCGGCTGGATACCGATGTGGTACTGTCGGCTGAACTGACTACGGCCATTGCCAACTTCCGCACCGAAACCCAGATCAATGCACTGATTACCACTGCACTGGACGGGCTTGATGCCCTGACCAATGCAGGGGTCTACGCCAACGGCACGGCCTACGAGGCCGGAGCCGTGGTCCGGCACGGGGGCAACGGCACGCAGGCTACCTATCTCTGCATCCAGGACATTGGCGCGAACATCGCCGCTTCCGAGCCGGGCGTTGGTGCCGACTGGCGCACTTCGTGGTACCGCATCGGATTCGAGGACGGGCCCCCGAACGCGTTTACCGGTGCCACGCGCTCCGGCAACAGCATCATCTTCAGCCGCGAAAGCGGGCAGAACCCCGTTACCGTCTCCGCCCAGGTTGAAGCGGGCGAGCTGGTCCACCGCGTGGTCGGGTCGGCAAACTACGACTTTTCTAACACAAACAGAAATACCTACGTTTCAGAAAACACCAACGAGACCCCCATTAGCCGGGGCGACATCGTGGATGGCGACCTGCTGGGTATCACCATTGGCGCCGTAACGAATACGCCCAATACCCTTGTCCTATTCCCGGCCAGCGTGATTGCCGACTCCGCCGCCGCTGGGGACACGGGTGACGCGGCCAACACGGTCCACATTGAGGACATTTCATTTACGGGCATCCCCATTGCCCTCGCCTGGGATTCGGACGGCCACCTGCTGGTTGCGGGTGACGTAACCAAAAGCCCCACCCCGCTCACGCTGTACCGCTTCTCGAAGAATGCGGACACCGGGGTTGGCAACGTAATCAGCAGCCAGCTGGGGCGGATTCAGCTGGCCGCCGACCATGTTGAGGGCACGTGGCTGGGAACGGGGGCCTCGCTGCCCGATCCGTTCGTGGATACGGATGTGTTCCACTTCTTTTTTGACGATGCCAGCAGCAATGCCTACTCGAAATTCTTCAACGGGGCGGAGCTCAATTTTCTGTTTTCGCAAAATTATGTTGCAGGTGCCGCCGTGCCGTCCGACAACACGGGGCAGATTGCGTTTACCCTGGCTGGCGTTGACTTTCACATTGGCCGGTCCGCAAGCGGTGAAATCCTGCTGCGCTCCGTTGACGACGACATCTATGAAGATTCGGTTTTTGAACTGGACATCCTGCGTGCGCCACGCGGTCCAATCGGCCAGGGATGGGGGCCTCCTACGGAACTCGGCACAACGACCTTCGACCTCGATGGCTCGGCCACGAACGTCCCGCTGGTTGGCACCGACGGCAATGCGCTTGTCTGCCCGCAAGGCGGGGACATCAATGCCGTTATCAGCATCCCGACCCTGGGGCTGGTCGGTTCATCGGTGTGGGTGCTGGCCGACGACCTCCGTGAGGCCGTGGCCAATGCCGCCCTGACTGCCTCGCTGTACACCAACGACGATAACGAGATCATATTCAGGGCCGGGGCGCAGTCGGGGGCGAGCACGGCGAATGAAATCCTGATCCGCCACATTCCGGGTGCCGACGAGCAGACGGACAGTGGCCAGAGCATCCTGCCGAGCATTGCCCGATTCGACCTGACCGGAGATCTGTCGCCGAACGTGGGCAGCATCGCCGGAGACCGCTACGGCTACGACCTGGCCATCAGCCAGTCCGGGCACGCCGGTTCAGCCCGCATCGTCGGCTTTGCCGGAACCTCGGCCAACCCCTCTGCCGTTACCGTACTGGCGGAAGTTACCGACCTGCATTCGGAATCCGGCACCATCACCATCCCGCCGGGGGTCACGCTGGCCAGTGCCAGAGACGTCTATACCGTACGCCTTGAGGTCTACACGCCGAGCCAGACACCGGCCACGGATCAGCCCCGCATCTACCACGATGCCCGAATTGTGGCCCATGCCGTCGCCGCCACCGTCCACTTTGGCTACATCCTGTCCGATGAGGATGCCACGGACGTTGACTTCTCGACCGACGACATCACCTCTCGCGGTGCGGTAGCCGGAGACTGGACGGTTACCGGCCTGCCGCAAGGCGATGATGAATACCGCATTTACTGGGCCGTGCCCACCAGCCTGACGCAGCCGGGCAACTGGGTCACGTCGGGCTTCAACGTCAATTCGAGCATCGACCCCGCCGTTGAGCGCACCATTGACGGCACGGCCTACAACTTCTACCTGTCCGTAGCCGATTCGCCTTTCGACTCGACCGGCAACGGCATAACCTACACCGTGAGCTGACATGCCGACACTCAACAATCCCTCTGAACGCGCCCGCATCCCGATTCCGCTGACGGGCATTTCCTCACGCTCGCCGGTAACCACCGGGGATAAAATCCTGGTCAACGGAGTTCCGGCGGCCAGCACGGGCAACACGACCAACGACCACATCGAGGAACTGCTGGCCCGTTCGGGGCACGGCAGTGCCAGTGCCTACGCCACCGAAACCAACTATGCCGTTGGCGATGAAGTCTACTGGCGCGACGGCACGTCGGCCCGCGAACTGCATTTCTACATCCGCCTGACGGCAGGGCAGGACCCTTCCGGGTCCACGCCGAACAACCTCCCGAACCAGTGGCGCGAGGTGGTCAACTCGCTCAACGACATTCCGGTGGACGGGGACGCCTCCCAGGAAGCACTGCTGGTACGTACCGGCGGGCATGGTGCGGTGCGGGCCGAAGTGGGGCAGTACCAGCGTTTGCAGAATGCGCAGACGTCGGCGCAGGTTACGGCCTCAATCAATGCGGCCATCGACTCCATCGTCAACCTGGCCCGCTGGCGCGGGGCGTGGGAGGGTCTGCCGACGCAGTACCAGTCCGGCGAGTACATCGTCCACAATAACCGTTACTTCCGTGCGCTCAATGCGGTGTCGAGCAATTCCGGCCCGGCCAGCGACGGCAACAACTGGACCGAGCTTTCCGGCGTCGAGCGTCTGTCGGTCATTCGGATGCGCAACATGTCCGAGCTGCTGGTTGAATCGCTGGACCTGGACCCTGCTTCGGCGAACCGGGGCCGCTGGGTCGTGCGCAACCGGACCGACGAGGAGTATGCCTACACCAACCCGCCCATGCAGTTTTTCGGGGCATGGGCAGCTGGGAGCACCTACTATTTCGGGGCGGTGGTACTGCATGATGAACAGTTGTGGGCACTGACCCCGGCTGCCACCATCACGACCGGCAAGACCGGCGCGGCAACGGAGCCCGGCACCGATACCGACTGGCGACAGATCGGAATCACGGTTGAGCACCCGGTCAACCAGAACGTGGACAACCTCCGTGAGGATTTGCAGCGTATCCACGAACTACTGATTGACCTGCACCTGGGGACGATGGGCCATCCCGGAAACTACGCGCTGGACGACACGGCCAATGCGGGCATTGCCGTCAGTACGAATGCCTACAATCTGGCGGCGGCCAGAGCGCAGACGGGGCTGGCGAAATCGGTCACCGTACCAAATACCGGAAACAACCGCTACATCCTGGTGGTCCTGCCGCACGGGTCCGATTCGCGCCTGTGGCGACTGCACGTTGTCGAAGGAAACAGTCATGCCCGCTACTTTCAGGTCTCGCAGATATGGAACGTCGGCAACTCGGCGTCCGGCACATCGCTGACGTTCTACTCGTTGTACCAGCAGGCACCCATTCCCCCGGGCGCAACCGTCAGGCTCGAAAAGGCGGGGAGCGTTGACCACACCGGAACGACCGAGTTTTCAGGGATTGCCAACGGCACGATCAACGGGGAATTCGGCACCGACAGCGCGGTTGAGTTGACCGAAGCCGAATATTATGCGCTTGCCGACAAGAAGCAGGTTTTCTACCTCATCAGCGACGCGTAATACTTATGGCCTTTGTCACGCTATCCGGCCCGGACATTTCCTGGCGGGATTTCTTCAACAAGTTCTACCTTCGTCGAGGGACGTCGGGCGCATGGACCCAGTTCAGCGCCAACGGCATGGGGAGCGCGGTTCTCGATACCGCGACCACGCCGGACGGCACGCTGCTGTTCTTTCGCGACAGTACCAACGGAAGCGATGGCGACATCTTCCCGACTGCGGGAGCCGCATTCGATGCGGACGGCACGACTGCAACCACCTACTCCGATCTGCCGGATGCATCCGCAGGCCGTCTGTCCATCGGCAACCCGATCACGGAACTGTCCGAGGAGGCCACGCACGACTTCAATCCCGGTCCGATCACGGGCGGGGTCTACGATGAGGTTGACTACGCCTGGCGAGTAACCGTCGGCAACGGACACATTGGCACGAACGGGGTGTTCTATCCTCCTGCCGTAAATGCCAGAACCGCCGCCAAAATCCGCCTCACGGCCACCTTCAGGGGCACCGGTATCCGGGCACTGAACGGCACTTCCGAGACCGTCTTTGCCGAAGACTCCTTTGACGTCATTCCCTACTCGGCTGCCGGGACGCTGACTGCAATTGCTCGCGGTCCCTCGCTGGTCGTGATCGATCCGGGCGGAGATGCAGACTTCACCGTCCAGGTGCTTGGTACGGCGACCGGCACGATCGGCTACCGCTGGGAGGTGCGTGACCTGCTGAATGACGGCACGTTTGGTCCCTGGCGCGAGAACGCCAATCTAATCAACAGGGCGAGTTTCACGATCAACAGCCCGGCAGGCACGACGCAGGAATGGCGGGTGCGCGTCACCCGTGCCGGGGAGACGGTTACATCCAACACCGTCCGTACCCGCTGGATCGGAGTCATTCAAGCACCGTTCATCCGGGTGTCCAATCCGATTACAACGCTGGATGACACCGAGTCATATCAATTCATGACGGAATTCAAGGGTGTTCAGACCAACGAATTCAGACGGGGAAACTGGGACACGATCGACTACTTCTGGTCCATCGTCAGCGGTCCCGGAACGATTGACCAGAATGGAAACTACACTCCGCCGGACATAACCGGCGAAGCCAAGCCGGTCGAGATCGGCATTCGCGCGACCGTACGCGGTAACGGCGGCAATGCTCCGGTCGGCAGTGTGGCCAGCACCTACGAGACTTTTCGCTTCAGCGTCGCCAATCCCGCTGCGACGGCTGCTTCACTGCGCATCGTGGGCGGACCTGCACGGGGCAGGGTCCGGGAAGACGTGCAGATACATTTCCGGCCAAAACTGGACGGCGGGCTGTATGACTCGGTATCCTACGAATGGGGACTTCAAACTTCGGACAGCGGCACGATTGATGCGGAAACCGGGGTCTACACGCCACCCAATGTTTCGCAGGACAAGGGGGTCACAATCTCCGTTATCGCCACGTTTTCGGGCAATGACGAGAATGCACGCTCGGGCACGACGGCTACCCGGTCGGCAATCTACAGCTTCGTGGTCTACCCGCTCCAGACCGCCCCGGAGCATCGTGCGCGAGTGTTTATCGATGGTCTGGACTTTCGCTGGCGCGGATTCACCGAAGAGACGCGTGGCCTGCAAGACCAGAGGGACCGGCTCGGCGGAGCGAACTACGGGGGCTGGCAGTTCTACGTGGATGACGACGACAACCTGGTCGCAGGGTCGGGCACGGATACGCTGGATGACCACCTGGCCGGTTCAAGGTTCCAGTGGCGGGCCGGGGATGCCACCGGTGATGAAGAGACTGCCTTTCCGCCGGATGGCTACGTGGTTGAACTGGACCAGGAAGCCAGTTTCGGCGAGGCACCGCATTCGGACTTCAGCGAACTGGACATTGGCCCGTTTTCAATCTCCCAGCCCCTGGGCAGCCAGCCCAGCATGGTGTTCCGTCCCGACCAGAGACCGTTCTTTGGCAATGTTGCCGACGATGACCAGCCGGTGTATCTCAACTCGATCACGCTGGACACCCAGAACAACCGGCTGAACATCGATTTTTCGCCACCCGACGACGCCACCGGAAATATCAACATCCCGATGTTCGACCGATTTCACTTTCGGATTCAGCAGAAGGCCAACCCACGCAACGGCTGGAGTTTCGGCATCGGCGATCTGACCGGCGACGATGCCACCGATCCCTACAGCTTCGGGATCAACGCCGCCAACCGGACTGCATTCGATGCGCTGTTCTCCAACCGGGTTGCCGATGCCGACTACGAACTGTTCTGGAACCGCAACTACCCGATTGGCGAATTCACCGATGTTCCGATTGCCAACCGGTCCCTGCGGTTTGGCGATCACGACTACCACACCGTCTACTTCGGCCACAACTTCCAGCGGCAAATCTGGTTTGGTGACCGCCTGCTTCATGACGTATCCGATGCGACGTTCGTGCCGATTGAGGTGCTTGCCTCGATTGCCGAGCATACCGACATTGTTGCCGGACGCAACTACGGCGTGGCCGGTCCGCTCAACCTTCTTGGTGGCGCATCGCCCTGGGAAGTCCAGAGAGCCACGGAGACCTCAAACGCTCCGGCAATGGTCGTCCTGCCCCTGCCTGCCGGAACGTATCGGCTGGAGATGCGGGCGGACGTCGAGATCATGCGCCACAGTCCGACGGACATCACTTCACCGCTCGTCTACCACTACTACTTCCGGTTGCAGGTGCAGATCGCGCAGGGCACGCCGCATCTGGCGGCAGTAGGAAACCTGGACTTCACCCTGTCGGCTCCGGCGAACACCGGTGAGCGCAAGATCGTGTCGGGCGGCGTTACCTTTGCCCTTCCGGCGGATGTCGCCGCAATACAGGTCATGCAGCCAACGATTGACCTGCTGCGGATTCGGGTTGACGGGATTGCTTCCGAGCAGTCGTTCAGTTCGGGGGCAGTGCAGACGGACATTGGCCCAAGACCCAGAATCCACGCCGGAGACGACAGTTTCGTACTGTTGAAACAGGTGGCGTAAAAGATATAATAGAGACATGGCTATTCAAGTACCAGTACCCACGAAGGCATATGCAAGCCTGCTTGACACGGAAGGCGTGCCGCTTGCCGAACTGCTTCCGCTACTCGGAACAGAGACTGAAACCCAGCTGGCCAACATCACTGCTGCCAATCAAGCCGCCCTCGACACGGCATTTCGGGTTGGCGGCGATCAGGTTAGCGTTGGGGTGCACGACCGTATCCGCATTGCCGCCGTGACATCGGGAGGCGTTCAGATTGCCGAGTGGACGGTTGATATCGATGACTGGCGAACCCTGGGGGCACGGAACGAAGGCAATGACCTTTCGACGGGTGGAGACAACCGGGCCGTTACTGCACTCTCGGCAGTCGGCAGCCTGCTGGTTGGACGCAGTAGCCGTAACCGGATATTGATCCAGCGCGGCACCTTTACGACATCTGAAACCGGCTTCTTCATCAACGCCTATGCCCGTCAGTATGACGGGGGGCTGCTGGAACGCCGGATTTCAAACCTGAGGCCCAATCCCAACCGGGATACCGTACTGAAAAAGCGCAGTGCCACCGAGCCAGCGGCTCCGGCGGGGGTGACTTTTGACGGCAACGGCTACGCCACGCCCAGCGACGATGGATGGATTCGTGCCACCGATGCCGACCCGCCCGGCACCGATCCGATCTGGCTGGCCGCCGCCCACAATCCCTATGATCCGGCAACCGAGACCTACAATCCCGAAGCATGGATCATCACGCCGGGAGGGTCCACTTTCCGGCAGCAGTGGGCAACGGATGAATCCGGTCCGTGGCAGGATACCGTACCCGCCGATGCCGCACGCCTTGTAACAAGGGTCAGAATCAACGGGATGTGGCAGGTCTACGTCGTCCGGGATGAAACCGCATCGGGATGGAACTGGTTCAAGGCCACCTCGCTTGCGCCCAGCGGCAGTCCGTACACGGTGCAGCTGGACGATACCGACTGGTCCGACTACAAGTGGATCGAGTTCATCATGCGCCAGTTCACCGGCACCACCCAGGGCAACCGGCGTTCGGTGCTGGTTCCGGCGGATCACGTCTACAGCACCGGTGTTACGGTGAACACGAACAGTGCCTACACGCTCAACCTGCTGCTGACCGAGATCGGGGGTGCGTGGACGATGGGTGCAACCGATGCCTTTTCCAGTCTCGTCGTCCCCAACGGTTTGCAGCAGACCTTCCGAATCCGTTTCTACGGGCTTGAAGCGGCACGCAATCATGGTACGCATATGCATATCACGATGGGCTATGTGGACGATCAGGTAAACTTCGTGATGCGGGGGATAAAATGACAATATACCTGGCAATCGACCCGGTAACGGGCACGGCCCTGCCGGACGGGGAAATCGTGGGCATTGCCGAGACTGTGGCAGGCCTACGGGCGCAGGGCTTTGCAAACAATCCCTATAGCAACTCCAACCAGAGGCGCCCATCAATCGACGAGACCGACAGTTCGGTCTGGAACAACGACTGCGTGCCCGGCTGGTACTACGTGGGCAGTGCGGTACAGATTGATCCGCCAATGAGTGCCCTGGAGACGATGAAGCAGCGATACCGGCGCGTCAACGAGGCGGCGGAGCGACTGTCGGAGAAACTGGCTGTGAGGGCTGCCGCAGGGTGGCATTCACCGGCACTGGTGGCGAAGGGCAATGCCTGGCTGTACCATGCCGCGTTCGAGGCCAGCTACCTGATTGCCCTGAATTCCACGATCAGCAATGCCGAGAAGACCAATTTTGCGGTGGGTGGTCTGGCCATACTCAACAGCATCCTGGCCGAGAATGACTCGGAGACGCTGTACAACAGCATTGAGCCGCTTGAATCTCCAACCGGTCCTCAGTTGATGGTAATTTTGAGTACGGGTGCACCGCGTACCTTCGCAACAGCTATGGCTATTGAACCGGGATCAAACGGCTATCCTAACGCCCCAACATCCGCCCAGCTCGGAAACGGCAGTTGGGTTGAGCAAATTACCTTATAGATTCAAGAGGCAACACCATGCCAATAAACCGATTCATCAAGGTTACTTACGAAGATTCTGGACACGGCTATCCCGATGTCTACAACCTTCAGAACACCCGCATTACGTGGCTGAACATTGACAACATCATAGAATTCAAGGAAGCCGTTCCCGGAAGGCGCTTCTTCGTGCCAATTCACAAGACCCGGTACGACTCGGAAAAGGCGGCTGGCAGCCAGAACGTGTTTCACGCCGTCAACGACCGGCAGGGCGTGCCCGATGGCTACTATGAGTATCTGGCCACGACAGAAATTATTCTGGAAGAAGGCGACCATTTCGAGCAATACTACATTCCCGAATACATCGAGCAGTTCCGGTTCCGCATGGAGCAGATCGTCGGTGCAGTGCCGACCATCAACCAGATCGTGCTGCCGGTAACCGGCCCGTGGACCGAGCTTCAGGTCTACAAGAAGGACGAGGTGGTCTACGACCCGGACGACCACGCCATCCGCTTCCTGTCCCTGCGCGAGAACCAGTCGAGTACCAAGCCGACCACCAGCAGCCATACCGGATGGTGCCTACTGCCTTCGGGAGGCTGAAACGCACCCCTTGCAACCCCCCTGTTTTCCGTGATATAGTAGTAAATACCTGTTATTCACCGGAAGACAGAATGACTGAAACCCTACTGCTTTACATAGTGGGAACCACCTTTGCCACCATCGTCGGCATCCTCATCGGTCGCCTGACCGTAAACAGGAAATCCCACCTCCACGCTGACCATCCGGAAAATCAATCTCGACATCGAGATACGGAGATGAAACATGAGCAAGAAGCATAAGTACGTACCTGTCCTGGCACATAACGTCGCCGCCCTGATTGAAGGCATCGTTCGTACCGAGAACCCAAACTGGACATTCAGGGAGACACGCACCGGCGAGCGGGGTGCCAACTACCACCTCGAACTCAAGCTCGGGCGGGCCGAGTATGTCGGAGACGTCATTCTCAAGGTCGCCGACGTCGCGCACGGCGACGTGTTCGTAAACTTCCTTGACGGCCCGGACAAGTTCTTCCAGATCAGTCTGGACAGCGAGGAAGGCACGCACATTTCCGAGGACAAGAGCAGGAAGATCACCGATGCCACGCACGATGCACTGGTGAGGGCGAATGCCAACGAGCACCCCAACCTGGTCGTCAGGCAGCTCCTGCATCATTTCCGCGAGCTGCACTACCGGTGCTGGATCAGCCGTTTCGTGTTCGTGGATGACGACAACCCGCAGTGGACGATTCACATGAATGACAGGTTCCACATCGAGGTGACTTATGATCCGTACGACAAGGTGCATAAGATACAGCTGTGGACGAAATACGCCAGCATCGAACTGCTGTACAACCGGAACCATCCCCTGAGCGACGACGACCTCACGCTGCTGGGGCGGCGGCTGGCGGGAGACTACTATTGAGGATAAAACAATGAAGCAGAAATTTAGCCGGGCAAAATCATTAAGCGGCTTGTGGGGCAACTACAAGTACATCGCGCAGTACAAGACCTGGGCCACCATGATCTGGGTACTGAAAGGCTTTGCCGCAGGCGTCCTGGTAGGGTGGCTGCTGTAACATGAGCATATTTACCAAGATCACCAAGTCGATAGCCGGTGGCGGCCATCCCCATACCGGCCCCGCACGGGAGACGAAAGAGTCGCTGCGCGATGACACCGTGAGCCAGCTGCGTTTCTTTGCAACGCTCAAGGGGCTGGACATCGAAGAGTATACCGAACAGGAACTGCTGCAGAAGTGGCACGACCTTTCCGAGGACGAGAAAGCGGACATTGCTAGAAAATGGCATGTCATAACAGACACACAATCAGACTAGGAGTATTGAAAAATGAGTAGAAAAGGCTGGAAGAAGTTCTTCAAGGGTGCATCGTGGATGTTTCCCTTCTACCGTCTCGTGGACGACGGTATCGAGAAGAAGCAGGATCACGACCGGGCAAAGGACAAGGCCGAGAAAATGCAGGCGGCCATCGAGAATGCGCTGGAAAAGGCCTATGACGGCACCGGCGATCTTGCCACCCTGCGTGATGACGATCCCGATACCTACGCCCTGATTGGCACGCTGCTGCTGCAAATCAACAACGTCAAGTGGTGGCCTGCATCACGCTTCGAGGGGCCGTACATTGGGGGTAGTACCGAGCAGTTCCAGATTCATTTCGGCAATGGCCATAGGCTGTTTGTCACCCACTCCACGGTGGACGACGATCACGATTACTCGCTGGTGCTTGTTGATACCGAGAAGGATAGGAACACGATTCGCAATCACCAGGTCAAGGCCTGGCACAAGGTTGAGTCCCCAATCAGCGATGCAGTGCTTCTTGAAGTGGTAAAGACCGCACTGGAAGAAGAGCAGGATAGCCAGAAATGAGTTTCTGGACTGACATCGGCAATCTGGGCCTGCACGCGGCGCACGATGCCAAGGGTGCGGCGCATGACGTGGCGCATGTGTCGGACGAGGTGCTCAAGGCCATTGAGCACCTGACTCCGGCGCAGGCCGCGCACCTGATCGAGAAGGGAATTCACGAAGCGTTGAAGACCTTTGTCAAGGCGCTGGAGTCCCCGATCCTCGCAATCAACATCAAGCTGCTGGAGATTGCCGAGCCGGATGATGACTGGTTGACGATTGGCCCGATTACCTTCAACATCAGCGACGTGCCGTCAAAGATCGAGAGCCTGAAATCGCACATGAAACACCCGCCCAAGGGCAAGACCGCGATGCGGCAGTTGATCTATGACCTAAAGCCGACCGACATAGAAATTGCCTTGAAGATCAGCATTCCCGGTGTTCCGACTTTGGGTGTAGGCAATACGCTGATCTACAAGCCGGACACTTTCCTGAAAAAAATCGACCACATCTGGGCGGAGTTGGGGTTGTGATGGCCATACTATCATCGCAGCACCTGTACGAGATCAAGAAGATGTACGCCGAAGTGCACAAGTCGCTTGAAGGCGAAAGCAGAGAAAAAATAGAGGGACTTAACCGGTTTTGGACAAAACTGGAACCGTACCTCTACGAAGAAACCAAAAAACAAATAGCATTGAGGAAGACAATTAAGGCATCAAGCAAAAATGAAATCGATTGGTCGTGCCTGATCAAACTCGGACTTCTGGGATGCGCCGTATTCATCCTGTCTTTTTTGATATTCGTTTCGGCGGCACGGAATGCCGATGCCTTTTCGTGCTGGATGCCCGGCATGGACTTTAGCGACGGGCGCATCAAGCCTGTGGGGGAAATTCCCAGTGGCGCTGAAGGCAGCTGCTCCGCAGAGGGTGTCAGCAATCTGGATGAAGCCGAAACGGAGTGCTACAATGCTGCTGATTCTGCCTATCTCGTTCGCGAACAGAACTGCTACTTTCGCCCTGATCTCCTGAAAGCGGGTGTCGTCGCTCGTCACGGCAACGGAACACTGTCCAGATGGTGCTCGGTTCCGATTGCCTGCCGATACCCTTCCTGGCATGAGAAAACGGGAGCCACCACAGGAGAATCTGCCGACTGGCGTTTGAAGCAGGACTACCATAAACTGACATGGTGTCTTGATGGCAGCCACTCCCAAAAGGGTGATTGCATCGCGATGCCCGTTACCGAGTCGGAATGGGCGAATAATGTCGGCGTTGCGATTCTTCAGACTGCCTTGAAAGCCAAGTCTGCATACACCCACAAGGCGCATGTGTATCGCTGGGACAATTTTCTTGATCTGATGGTCGCCCGCAAGCGCAGCGAGGCACGGTCATACGCCAGGCAGTGGGCCGACAGGGGCTGGGCACCTTGGGTCAAGGTACATGGCCTGCTGGAGGGCTATTGACATGACCTCACTATACGACCAGTACACCGCTGCCCTCAGGGCAGAGAAGGAACAGGACGGCAATGTCGGCAGTCCGATCAAGGGAAACATCCAGCACACGCTCAACGGCGAGCGGTACTTTCTTGAGGGAAAGCCGGAGCAGATGGGGCGGTATCGTGGACCCGCTCCAATCGAATACATCGAGAAAACCTACGGCCTGCCCTGCACGGGCATGAAGCAGCTGGGAAGGGGCTACGAGTTCTACGAGAAGCTGAAAGACCTGTACACTCCGGTCTGGGATGTGCTTCTTCCTTTGGAAGGAAGGGAAAAAGCGAACGAGGTTGGCACCAAGCTCAACGACATCTTCCTGGAAGCGTACCGGGGAACACCGGATTTCTTTTCCAGATGGCCCGAATACCGGGACTACCTGCTGGAAAACCTTCCGGATCAGTTCCACGACGTGATTCAGGCATTGGACAACAGGGTGCCAGAGGACGCGTAGCGTTATGAAGAAATCCAAGTTACTTCTTGACCTGCTGAAGCAGGAGAGGGCCAGGGTTGCAATGCTGGAAAGGAAACTGGAAGGCATCCAGAATACCGCAAACTCAAGGCATGAGAAAATCAAGCACATGGGCAGGCAGATTCACCAGTTGCAGCTGAAACTGGACGAAGCAAGGAAGTCGTATTTTTTTAGTAATCCGCATCTTACTCCGGCAAGTTTCACGGAGCCTCCATTCAGGGTTGAATGCAAAAACGAAACACCTGAAATAACGGTTACTAACGACCGAATTGAAATGCAGTCAAACGGGGTGGGATTATGAGTCTCAAATCTTTCTACCACAAACTAAAGGCAGTTGGTGCTGTTCTGGGAATATCCGGCAAGACCAACAAGGCTGTCAAGGACATCGGCAACAAGGCGAAAACGATTGCCGACCATGCCAACAAGGACATCGGCGGCGATCCCCGGCTTGACGGCGGGTACAAGTCCAACACCGGTGAGACCATCGGCGACGGCATTGGCCGCTCGATTGCGGACGGAGAGGGCGATGAAGAATAACGCAAGGGTGATCGTCAGGGCTCCCAGGGCTCCGAAATGCGATAACTGCGGGCGATTCGTCAAGCTATCGAACTGGCCCCACTGCCCACACTGCGGCTACTGGAGCTGGACTGGAGACTGATCCCAATGATCGACAAGGGCATGTCCCTCGATGGGGTAATCAACCGGCTCCGGGAAATGGATGAAACGATCGTCCGACTGCGCAGGGAATGCGATGTACTGGAACGGGAAAACGTCGCATTGAAGACCTTTGCATCGCAGGTCGGATTCCGTCTGGAAAAACTGAATGGCACGGTCAAGGACATACCGACGGTGCTGGATTCTCCCGTCAACACTGAAACAACACAAAACAATTGAGGAAGAAAATGAGTGATGAAACGATAAACTTCAACGAGCACTTCGGCATCCGCATTGCGCTCCAGATCGGAGGCGTGGACATTCCCGGCATCCTGGATACCGGCGCAACGACCTGCTGCGCTCCCGAAAGTTTGCTGCGGCAGCTTGAAAAGCAGGGCCAGGTCAAGAGTGTCGGCAAGACCACCGTTGGCGGGGCCATATCCAGCCAGCAGGTCAGCGTCTACCGGGGCAACGTGAAGGTTCGCGGGCTGGTCTGGGACGGCGAAGAGGCCGACATTATCGGACTTCCCACGTCAACGGCCCTGCTTGGGCGCAACCTGTTGAAGTACCTGAACGTCAGTTACGACGGGCCGAACTCAAGAGCCACCATCCATGCAGGAGATTCAATCGAGGCTTTTGCCGAGCACGAGGCCGAGCCGGAAAAGACCTATGTCGTCCAGGTGGACGGAAAGACCGTAAATCACTGGACAGACAAGGGAAAGGCCCTTGAAGAATTCTATGACCTGCTTGGCAACTACATTCCCGAAAACCTCAATGAGTTCGAGCCATTTGAGGCTACCATCAGCATCCAGTACGACGGCAAGACCGTTGCATCGGGTGTAAGCGGCGGATACTAGATAATATCGGAGAAACATCATGAAAACCAACGATGAAAGACTGAACGCGTTGCTGGACAAGGTTGACAGCCTTTCCACGCACCAGAAAATCCACTACGGCATCATTGCCGTATTCACACTGGTGGTTCTGTATTCGATATTCTTTCAGTGAACAAACGCGATATATTCGTAGCGCTGCTGACTGCGGCGCTGCTTGTCGGACTGGTCCTGATCGAGGGAGAATATCGGAAAAGACAGACCGATGGCGAGATCATTCCCGACCGGATCGGAGAGCCTCCCATCCGCAACTGCGACGCCCTGCCGGACGAAACGCTGAAAGAGCGGATCACGAGGCACGAGGGGCGTCGCAAGTGTCCCTACCAGGACACGAGGGGCAACTGGACGCAAGGCATTGGCCACCTGCTGCCGCAGCACGCGGTTGACAAAAAGAACTGCTGGACCGGCCAGAAGGTGGACACGGTATTCAACCACGATCTGGAACGCGCTGAACAGAACGCCCACGCTGACTTCGGCCACGGGTTCTACTCGCTCCCTGCCGATGCGCAGGACATACTGACCGAGCTGTCGTTCTGGATCGGCGGGGCAGGACTGTCCCGGTTCACGACGTTCATGGACCTGATCGGAAAGGGAGAGTACGCCGAGGCCGCCGTTGACCTTGAGCAGACGCTGCTGGCAAGGCAGGTGCCGGGGCGGACGAAAGAACTGGCGTGCCTGCTGCAGGATGTTCGGTGATGCTTAGCCGGCTGTTTTCATTCATTGGCGGTTCGACCGGACTGATCGGGATTACCACGGGGGCGATTGCCGCCGTGCTTGCCGGGGCTGTTGTTCTCGGTGCCCACCACGAACGCGCAAAGAACGAACACCGGGCCAGGGTAATCGAGCAGCGCATTGCCGACGTCGAGGTGCGCCACACTGAGGAAGCGCAGCGACTGCACTCGCGCATTGCCGAGCTGGAGGACATGCTGGCCATTGAAGCGGCCAGTGATCCCAATGCGGAGAACACTGCCCTGGACCCAGAAGCGGTTCAGCGAATCAAGAAAGTAAAATGAAGATAGAAAATTATGCGCAATTAAACTTCGTGATTATCTGGTTGACGATATGCATTGTCGTACTAGGGTTTTCCGGAATCGGAATGTACAGACTGTTCCACTCTCCCTACGACGTTCCTGCACACGTACACCATGATATACCCGAACATGAGCATCACACTATTATTGAGAGGTGCAAGTAAAATGAACCTGAATCCGTCCACTGCCACTTTAGCAATGCTGCTTCTGGTCATCGTGCTGATGTTTTTCCTGTCCGGCTGCGCCCGTACGCCCGTAACCGGCCTGCACATCCACCTGACCGACGACCTCTCCACGCCGTGCGAAACGCC